TGGTTTGGTAATGATCGAATCATGTCGGGAGCAGCCTGGAATGTTCATGAAGATTTAGTGAGCAGGGGGGTTGATGTCGAGAGTGAGGAGTATTATAATCAGATAGACACAAAGATGAGGGAATATTTTCCTCAAAAATTTGGGTCTGAGACTGCTACAGCCAAAACAGAAGCCCGTAGACCCGTCCAAACGGTAGCTTCGGCTGGTAGAACTCAACAAGGACGCAGATCTGTGAGACTCACCAAATCACAGGTGGCTATTGCTAAAAAATTAGGGGTGCCACTAGAAGAATACGCTAAATACGTGAAGGAGGAAGCATGAGTAAAAAAAGCTCGAGTGAAGTAATAAAGACCTCACGCGCGTCACAGGAGAGAGATAAAGATACACGTAATCAACCCTGGACGCCACCATCTAGTCTCGATGCGCCAGCGGCGCCTCAAGGTTATGTTCAGAGATGGATAAGAACTGAGAGTATGGGTTTTATGGATTCAGCTAATGTATCCAAAAGACTTAGAGAAGGTTGGGAATTTCTTAAAGCTGAAACACTGTTAAGTGAATTAGGCAAAAATGAATACCCGACTATTCATGAAGGAAAATACGCTGGTTTAATTGGGGTTGGAGGCCTTGTGTTGGCAAGGATACCTGAGGAGATCGCAAGATCGCGCGCTGATTATTTTAAAAAAATATCAGCAGATTCAATGACCGCGGTTGATAACGATTTAATGAAGGAGCAACACCCGGGAATGCCTATCAATATTGATAGACAGTCTCGAGTAACTTTTGGTGGCGGACGAAAAACCTAATTTATTAGTTATAGTCCAAAATCGTTTAAACTAACCCGGCGAGAAATCGCCAACGGAGGATATAAAGATGGCAAATACATCATCAACCTACGGACTGAAACCAGTTCGTAAGATAGATGGAAGTCCCTTTATTAATGCTCAGAATAGATATCGTATTGCGGCAAGCGAATCGACAGCTATTTTCCAAGGAGATGCAGTTCAAGCTGCAGCTACAGGAACAATAGTTCGTCACACTGCAGCAAACGGTGAAAGAATCTGTGGTGTTTTTAATGGTTGTTTTTATACAGATCCTACTACTAGCAAACCAACTTGGAGTAATTATTATGCAGGTGGCATTGCAGCGAGCGACATTATGGCGTTCGTGATCGATGACCCAAGCGTAGTTTTCAAGATTGATGTTGACGATGATCTGAATACGACTTTCATTTTTCAAAACTTCGATGTAACAAACGTTACAGGAAGTACGACTACAGGTATATCCAAAGTTCAGTTGGACAGATCTACGAATGATATTAAAACGACTCAAGCAGTTCGTGTAATTGATGTCTCTCAAGATCCGGACAACGAAGATCAAACTGCAAGCAATGTTAAAGCATTAGTGGTTATCAATAATCACTTTTACGGTAACAAAGGTGCAGGAATCTAATAGGAGCATAGACATATGGCAATATCACGAGCACAGCTAGTCAAAGAACTAGAACCAGGTCTGAATGCACTATTTGGACTTGAATATAACCGATACGACAATGAAGCAGCAGCGATTTTCATGACAGAATCGTCTGACAGAGCTTTCGAAGAAGAAGTAATGCTTTCCGGCTTTGCTGGAGCAGCAACTAAATCTGAAGGTGCAATGGTCACTTACGACAATGCAACTGAGGTTTATACTTCTAGATACACTAACGAGACAATTGCTCTCGCTTTTGCTATCACTGAAGAAGCTATTGAAGACAATCTATATGACAGATTAGCTGGTAGATACACAAGAGCTTTAGCAAGATCAATGGCACACACTAAACAAGTGAAAGCTGCCGCGATTTTGAATAATGCTTTTGATGCTAACTACACAGGTGGTGACGGAAGCGCACTTTGCGTTACTAATCACTCACTTGCTAACAACAGTACGTTCAGCAATACGCTGGCTACTGCTGCAGACTTGTCTGAAACCTCATTAGAACAAGGCATGATAGACATTGCATCGTTTGTTGACGAGAGAGGATTAAAAATTGCAATTCAAGCTAGAAGAATGATTATTCCAAAAGAAAATCAATTCACAGCTGAAAGAATTTTGAAATCACCTCAAAGAGTTGGCACTGCGGACAATGATATCAACGCATTAATGCACATGGGAATGGTTCCTGAAGGATACTTCGTTAACCATTACTTAAATGACAGTGATGCGTGGTTCTTGATAACAGATGCACCTAACGGTCTAAAACACTTTGTTAGAGCACCTATCAAGACAGCTATCGAAGGAGATTTCGACACTGGTAACGTAAGATTCAAAGCTAGAGAAAGATACGTCTTCGGATGGTCTGACCCTAGAGGAATCTACGGAACTGGCGGAGCAGCGTAATCTATTTAATTAGATTACTAAAAATCTATTAAGGGGCGCTCTTGTAGCGCCCCTTTTTTTTGGGTATAATAAACCCACTATACAATTAATATTAATTGGATATCGACGCGTATAGTCGACGGCCTAGAGACGATATTCACATTAACTAGGAGAATAATTATGGCAAGAACAACGTTTGCGGGACCAGTAAGATCCTTAAGAGGATTCTTAGGAACAGGTCCAGAAATGGCTCAATCAATAGGTGCAGGAACTACCGATGGTGGAACTAACATTGTAGGGATTGATAAATATCAAGGTAAAATTATACAGGTTGGAGACGCAGTTACCGTGTTTAATTTACCTTCAATCATAGACACAGCAACTCCAGCAGTAGCGGGATCTGATGATCCAACTTCTACAAACAGAGTTGGAATGATCTATGAGTTTGTGATGACTGCAAGTTTAACATCATCAAATACTTTCACTTTGAACTGCGGAACTGCAGCGGGTAGAAGTACAGCTGATGTTTTCAGAGGAATGGCAATCTACAACAATACAGCAACTGATCCAGGTGCTGTAACTGCTTTTAGTGCAGGTACTTCCAATGACACATTGACTTTGACAGCAACGACTAAAGGTGGACTTGAAGGTGCTCACATCAGATGTAGAGCAATTGATGGTTTACTTTGGTTAGTGGAAGCTCAATTAGTTGGGAATGGTGCATTTGCTACACCTTGGAGCTAATAGATAAATAACACTATCTAGGGCGTTCTTGACGCCCTAGATAACTTAGAATAGAATATTTAATTATGGGTTTTACAACAATTAAATCTAGTTTTCATACTGCTGATGGCGATGTAGTTGGTGGATCGGCTAGAGTCAAAGCACTTTGGATAGCACATAGTGGAAATGTAGGTACCGTTAAATTAAGAGATGGTGGTGCTACAAGTACTATCATGATGACCTTAAATACAGCATTAGCTGCGGATGAGTATCAATGCGAAATTCCAGAACCAGGACTTCGTTTTGAAACTAAGCCTTATGTTGATATTAGTGGCGGAATAAGTTCTGTCACAGTCTTTTACGATTAATCCTAATCGTATATACTTATTTTATGAATAAAGAATGTAAAAAGTGTGGCCACGGGTGTCACTGCAACGCAGAGCATGAAGAATGCAACTGTGAATCTTGTGAGTGCAATAAGGAATCTAAAAGAACTTATACTTTTCACAAAGACTGGGCACAAGACATTTCTTTTGAAAATGAAGTTAAATTTGCATAGGAGAAAAAATGGAAAATCTAAAAATTAAAGCACAAAAATTGTGGATGGATCATAAACATCATGCAGCTTATGTGATTGTTGGTATTGTAATAGGTGCAGTAGTATTCTAAAGTAGGATACTATGGCGTATCTTAATGCAAATATTCCTGTAACATACGCCCAAATTAGAAGAGAGTATCTTTATGATCTTAAAGAACATCATGGTGAAGTTGAAGACTGCATTATCTTTGGCTTGGCAAGTATTACGGGACGTCCAATCCTCTTTCATGCTATTATGGAGAATGGTGCTGTGTTCTATCGTCTCCCTATTTCAGCCTTCATTCAACGAGGATTCAAAGCAACCGAAGTTCCTAGGATGCGACTGGACGAGCTGGAGCTTTGGAATTGCTTTAGTTACTATCCTGCTGTTACTTCTTATGACATCTTAGATGGACAATCTGGAAAATATTTTGGTAAAGATAAAAAACTTTATCCAGGAGCTTATTTGTTTACCGTAGACTGGGCACATCCTGAAAGTAATATAGTAGATACTGATCATTCAGAAATTTCTCATGAACATAAGTGTGCGCACATATTAGCATTAGATAATGGTAATTATGCTGCTCAACCAAATAATCGTATTTTATGGGATATCCCTTCTTTTACAGTAAAAGATGAAGTTCCTGACTGGAAAGTACAGACATCTGAATGGAATGTAGAGGATAGTCGTCAATGGAAGACAGAAGATACTGATAAATTCTTCTATAATATTGAGGAAAAAGATGAGGCATTAACAGGAGATAACTCTTGGGGTATAATTAAGAAAAATGATTGAGAAGTTAATGACAATGCTAGTAGGTATTTTATTGGCGTTAGCCGGCTGGAGTCTATCTAGAACTTTTGAACTGTCTACTATCCAGGCAGTACATGAAGATAAAGTACAAAGAATTCAAG